GAGGTATATGATGCTAACCCTCTAGCACGTATCTTCGGTATCACTGTTAAGCGTGGTCGTAACTCTACAGAGAAAGCTTACTCCATGGCTAACATGGCTGAGTGGACTGCTAGTGAGCGTAGCCAGATGGCAGAGTATGACAAGGTGTTTAACTCTCACCTAGCTCCTGTACTAGAGAGAGCTACCGATAAGTTGATCCGTGATAGCCGCTACATAGATGGTGACTCAGACATACGTAAAGAAATGCTACGTGCTACCCTGCGTGAAGTTAAGTCTACTGTACGTAATTACATTAATGACTACGCTCCAGGCAAGGAAAGGCTCATTGCTCTACGCCGCCAGGCTAATATGACAGGCAACAAGGAGCTGCGTAATAAGGCTATGGATGCCATGCGCAGCACGTATAAGTTTAACGGGACTGTCTCTGATATGAACTACAAGGAATTGAAGTTCTTCATGGACTACGTGGACTTACTTAAAGACTACTACGAACCAGGATACATCACAGAGTAAAGCAAAAGAAGAGGGGCCGCAATTAGCAGCCCCTTTTTGTTATTTAACACCATGTATAACTGAACATCGTTCTGCCCACATCTGCACTTCTACTAAGTTCTTCAATGCTTGATGCTTCTCGTCAGTATTGTGTAGGTTATCTACAATGTACTGCTTTAGCTCTCGCACTGATTCATCCAACCCTGCCCTAAACTTCTTGTGTCTCCCAGAGATAAACGCTTGCGCTTCTTTCTCTAGACTCATAGCCCTTCTTTCATAAACACCTTCACCCAATCAGCACAGATGCCACTACGTACAATGTCATCAATGCCAAACTCAACAACGGGTACATCAAGCATGTGCTTCTTAGCGAGATGGATAATCTTGGCTAGGCCAGAGGTACCCTTCAAGTCAGACTGCTGAATGTCACCGTTAAGCACAATGGTACTGCCTTCGCCTACACGTGTCAATAGCATCTTGATCTCAGGCACTTCGATGTTCTGTGCTTCATCCGCAATAATGAAAGCGTTGTCAAAGCTACGCCCCCTCATCAGCGCTAGGGGAGCAATCTCAATGTTGCCATTCTTTAGGGCTGTATCAACAGCACCCCTACCCAAGTGTTTCACTAACACGTCTAACACAGGTAACGCCCATGGCTGTGCTTTCTCTTCTAGCGTACCAGGAAGGAACCCAATGTCCTTACCTACAGCTACATGAGGCCGAGTGATGATGATCTTGTCTATCTCTTTGAGCGTATACAAGTCTGCTGCACATGTAGCAGTAACGTATGTCTTACCTGTACCAGCAGGGCCGAGGATCAACACCTGAGAGCTAGACTTGATAGCGTCAATTAGTTCCTTCTGTTTGTCCGTGCGTGGTATGATACCTGATGTGGGCTTAACAGCTGCACCCTTGTAGCTAGTCTTACGGCGGGTACGTGTCTGCTTCTTAGGTTGTTCAAGGTCGTTCATCATGTTTCCTTAAATAATGCAAGGCTCTTTCTAAACCCTCTATATCGTCTCCCAGTAACCCCATACCTGTATTACATTCATTACATATCCAACCTCGAAACTCTTCTGTTACGTGGTCGTGATCTAAGCACAGAGATTCTGTTTCTTTAGAGCATAAGTCACAGCACCCCGTTCTCAGATTCATATACCTTTGACGCAGTATGCCTCTGACCTTACTTATGTCATTTCTACAGGTCTTACACTGATAGAACAGGTAGTCTTTTGTACCCTTACCCACACGAGAGGTTGTACTTCTTAGATGAAAGTACTCTCTTGTGTGAGGATAGGTAGTACCACAGCTTCTACACTCAGCGTGTGAACCTTTGTGTGACGTGGCCTCTGTCTTAAAAAAGTCTAGCTGCATAGAACACCCTTATATTGGTCCACCCCGCAGGACTCGAACCTGCAACCTACGGATTAGAAGTCCGTTGCTCTATCCTGTTGAGCTAGGGATGGTATGTTGTACAGGTTACTCTACTTCAGCGTTACTTGTCAACGTCTGTTGCAGTTCAGTGTAACCTCCAATGTACGTTCCTTTGCTGTCGAAGATCTGAGGAACTGTAGTATGTCCTGCTTGTTTGATCAACGTCAGAACCCACTTACTGCTGTCTGACTGGACATTGTATTCTACGTACTGCAGGTTGGCCCCCGTTAAGAGGGCCTTTGCTGAGTCGCAGAAGGTACACTGGTTACGTGTAATAACTGTGTACATTATTCAGTAAGCTCTAGAGCCTGGTCCTTACCCCACTGGTAAGCGTCTGCGGAGTATTCCACAGCTGAAGAAGCAACAGGTACTACTACCTCTTCGATGAGGTCAACAGCAACGAGGGAAACTACGAAGAAAGTTAGAATAGGTGAGAGCATTTTATTTTCCTTTCAGGATTAGGGTTAAGAGCAGTTTAACCACATGCTCAGGTAGTTGGATTAAGTTAGGTCAACAATCTCACAGGAGTCACCAGAACAAGCGAGTGTCTGACTACCTGCAGTATTGTCTTCACTTTCATACTCCGAAAGTTTAGACCAGTCAATACGCTCAGGCATTACAGACTTAAGCGTGTCGTAGTCTGACTTACCGCAGTCTTGGTAGGGAGCCTGTTGGTACGTGTGTTCGTTGAACGGCAGGAAGGATACGCCTGACATCTCGTCGAAGTGTTCGTAAACAAAAGCACCTACCTCAAACCACTCACTACCTTTGACGTTGATAGTCACAGATGGTTTGTGTTCGCACCAGTTACGTTGATAAGCCAACCACATTTCCAGCTGTTCAATGGCTGTCATGTCAGCTGTACAGGTAGCACCCTCTGGAGCCTTCTGCGGGAAGCTAAACACGGTAGTCTGGTCAGGCTTCATTGCACAAGGTTCGTTGGGAATACCCTGATCCTTCATAAACTGGGTGAGAGGGTCTTTGTTGTCTCCCCGCACGGTGCGAATATAGTAGGGGCTGTGTCGGGCATGGATTCCAGATGCTGCGTCAACCAGCTGTGAGACAGTTCCGCTAGGCTTAACACAAGTGATAGCAGCAGCAACTGGAATACCAAGAAGCTCGGCCAACTCTTTGTTAGTATCAACAGCAACTTGTTTAAGATGAGCAAGGGTCTTATCCAATCCTCTATTCTTCAAGGTCATCAGTGGGTTGTCCATGATACCTGTCAGAGAAACACCAAGCAGACGTTCTTCAGCTGTGTTGTCTGCCCATTGCTTACGTAGGTAGGGGAACTTAGTGAAGGTGGACTGAATCGTACCAAGGATAGTAGCTAGACGTACTTTCTCAGACAGTGTGTCGATAGTATCTGTAGCACGAACCACAACCTCCGATAAGTTGCAAAATTGTGACGGTCGTAAAATAATCTCGCTGCACGGGTTGGTCCCGAACTCGAAATCTGCATTGCGACGGCCATTCTTAGCAGCTTGTTTCTTGGAAGCCTCACGGTTAAAGATGCCTCGTTCACCTGAACCTGACTCTACCAAGGCCATCCACTCACGCATGAATGACAGGCTGTCTGGTTTCTCAGTATAGCTTACAGAGTTGTTAGCCAAGGCACGTTGTGGGTTGTTCTCCCACCATGCACCGGACTTAGCATGACGCATACGGTCATCAGACAGGTTAGACAAGGAGATCATAGCAGAGCGGCGAACACCACCGACAACTACAACTTCACCAATCTTACACATGATGTCGTGACACTCAATGGAGGAGAGCTTACGACCTTGTGCTTCCTTGAAAGTACGGATAGTAAAGTTAAACAGATCGACCAAAGGTGCTGGACCAGATGCACGACCACCGAATGTCTTGAGTGGAGCACCAGCAGGACGCACCTTGGAAACATCCCAAGTAGGAACCTCACCACTGTAAAGGAGTGCGATAAGTTGACGAAGAGCCTTAGCCCAACCTTCCTTGCTGTCCTTGACGACAATGTTAGTCTCACTGTCGAACAACTCAGGGACTTCGGGGAGCTTGGTGACGAACTGACGTTCAACACTGAAGCCAACACCAGTACCACAGAGCAGGATAAACATAGCCTCATCGAAGGACTTAAGGTCATCTACGGCTAGGTAGCTACAGTTGTACATACATGTGTTGTCACGTTCAGCGGCAGCACCAGCTGTCATGAGGGAACGCATAGAAGGCATAACCTCTAGGCCGAGGATAGCTTCCTCAAGACGATATTTAGTCTCAGGGTCAACCATGTCACGAATGACGTTGACAGAGAAGCGTGTGACTGTGTCTTCCCAAGACTCACGACCTGTGTCTTCGTAGTACTTAGCGTACCGGGATTTGTGAATGAATGCTTGGTAGTCTGTTGGTAGGTAGTTGTTCATAGTTGTTTTACCTCTATGTGTTTAATCTGTGTGCCATCTATATCGTAGATAATGTCTTGAATTAGCTCTGTTACAACTTCTTCATACATGTCCAGTGCTACGGGAAGAATGTTACCCTCCTCGTCTATATCTAATGTCATGTGTACATGAAACTTCATGCCGTCTTACCTGTAAGATCTGTTAGGTCGGGCTTCTTATAGTTCGGCCCCTTCATTACCTTACCGTCATCACGTAGCACAGGATTACCCATGCTGTCTAGCTTAGACATGTTACTGTCGTGCACACGTGCGAAAGCTTCCATGAATACATCTTCCCCGTAGTACTCTAGGCCACTGCTTAGTGTACGGCTTACGGTTGCCTGTTGCTTGAGGATAACATCACGCTCTGAGTCTCGCAGTAGCATACCTATGTGGTCAGGCGAAGTCAGCGCTAGCCCTGTCGATACGTACAGAAGATCACACAACTCTTTCAGGTGATTAGGTGTGCCGAAGCTCTCAGCCATATACTCTTCTAGCTCTTCGTCAATAAGCTTAACCCACAAGCGAGGATCAAGAGACCCCTTAAAGGAGACAATAAAGTCCGCAACTTTCTCGTGCGGCATCTGCGGCTTCATTGCATCTATGTCGTCTTGGCTAATCATTTGTGCTTCTCCGCAAGAGTTTCATTCATCTTCTTTAGGTACCACTCTGCCTTCTTCATATCCTCCACAGGGTTATTCTTGTAGCGATACCTGTGCTGATACTTAATCATGTTGCCGTGGCAGTAAGCGATGAAGCCATCCAAGCCTAGAACCTGCTTGATATAGTCAATGCATTCTATACCACCCATGTTGTAATGCGCTGGGCGATCTACAGGGTCGTAGTTAGATGCCTCAGCCTCCCTGTCTGCAAACGCTAGGTTTTCCGTATTCCACTTAGCCATCTGTATCTTTCCTTTTAGTCTTGAGAGGTACCCTGTTGAGTGTGATCTCTTCACCCTCTTCTTCTAACCATACTTCAGGTATCACACGATGTGACCACTGAAAGCCGTACTTGTCACACCAGTCACAGTATCTAGACTTAGCACCCTTGTATAGCTTGGCGTTAGCGTTGCTGAATACAAACCGTATGTCTAGCTCAGGATGCTGACGCTTGATCTCACGATGCTTGCGCCTGTCTGCATTATCGAATATGCCCTTACTCTCAATGATGATACCGTTGTTGAGTATAAAGTCTGGCGTGTAGGTACGATACTTAAGGTCTTCCCACTCCACCTTTACTTCTTCATAGCGGAACGGTTGCTTCTTAGCCTTGAGCCACGCAGCGATCTCTTTCTCTAGACCGCTACGATAGTTGTTAGTATGCCTACGCTTAACCATCTGCACCCTCAAGATACTGCGGGTCAACAAACACATAGTCTACCTCTGGTGGGTTTTTAGCTGTAGACTTAACAGCAGGTAGTGTTTGCAAGTTAGGCCAGCACTTATGTTTGAACTGACAGAAGCCACACTCTACGCCGAGCTTGAGGTTACCTGTAGCCTTACGGTAGTGTGTCTCTGGGACCGCCTCAAAGCACCGCTCAAAGGGCTTGCCCTCGTTGATGTAGGACACAGTGTCTTCGATATCTCCAAGCACTGCAGGGACGTCTACACCGCCTGCATCGACGTACTTAAACTGGCCGTTAGCTTTGTTGACTACCCACCAGCCACCTACATCCATGCCAGCAGCGGTAGCGTATCCCACAAGCTGCGGGATGTACCCAAAGCTATCGCCTGTAGCGAGTGTCTCGAAACTAGCGAACTTGTTGTTGTATGACCATGGGGATGCAGACTTAACGTCATCCACCTTACCATCCATGATCATGTCGTACTCACCTTTGATCTTGGTACCGTCACTC